GTATCTATTCATTTTGTTCCCCTTTCCTGCTTGGTTGACGGGGATTTTTTAAGCAGGATGTGTGCCAAGGGCGGTAAGTGGTTGATTTTAAAGGGGAAGGGGGAGGTGACAAAAATTGTCAGTCGGAAGGGGGAGAATGCGTTTCAACCTAACCCCTTGAAATTATTGAATTTTCTGTACTTGCAAACTTCTGCAACAATATAATTCTTACATATGGCAACATACGTCAGTTTTAAATTCCCCTGTCATTTCAAGCATTATAAGCATCTTCTAATAAATGTAATTCTTACACCATTCCGCCCAGCTTGCCTTAAAACCGCTCCGACAGTGTAGATTCTACACAGCTGTTCAGAGATTGTCTTGCAGCTGGATTTTCCGCCTTTGTCTCTTTTTCGGCCATATTTGACTTCTAAGGGATTTTCTGTTTTGGGCAATGGTTCTGCCTGCCTTGACATGTGTTCTGCTCTCTCAGGCCAAATACGGACGTTTTTTGGCATGTTCTGCTTGTGTCAGGCTTTACCTTGCAAGGCGTAGGGCGTTTAATTGTATTGCAAGGCAAGGTAGGGCAGGGTACGTGGGGAGGCGGTATGGTGTGGACCAGGAGTCAGCCAAGCGTATAATGGCTGTTCAGAAATTGGCATTGATTTCTGTATCTAACGCACCGCACAATTGACACCACTCGCAAATTCCCTTAAACTGTTCCCATGCCCGACTACGAAACCGACATTCAGAAAATCCTTTCGGCCACAGTCAAACCCCGTAATGTTACCCGTTCTGAACTCTCCGAACTCATGCAAGCCGACGCTTCCCTCGGAACCCGCATCTCCACCTCCAAAGACCTCCGTAATTTAGCAGCTTATGCCTGCGCCATTGGCCAGTCCAACAAACAAATCGCAGAGCAAATCGGCGTCACCCCCTCCACCGTCGCATCCTGGCGCCGCGATCCCGCCTTCCAGCTCCGTGTCCGGCAAATCCAAGAAAAAATCGGCATGAAAGCCGTCAACAAGCGCATAGAACTAATCGTCCCCAAAGCTATCGCCATAGCCGAAGAAATCATGGAATCCGCCGACGTCAAACCCGAAACCCGCGCCAACGTCGCCTTTCGCTTCCTAGAACACTTCAAAGGCAAACCCTCTCAGCCCATCCAGACCGACGGAAACCTCCTCCGTGAAGTCATAAACCGTTTCGAAACAGAACAAACCAAGGACCTGAACGAGGCCCTGGACAAACTCCTCGCAAACAAAACTTCCCAATCCGATGACTGACTACGTAGTAACCAAATCCATGCTTCCACAGGACCCGCTCCACCGCTTCCGTCTGCTCCGCCACCCCTGGGTATTCCTCTGCACCTGCGTCTACACCCGTGACCAAGTCTCCGAATCCAACCCCATCAAACCCTTTCCCGTCCACAAGCCCTACTTCTACCCCCTCGTAAAAGCCTGGCAAGACGAACGCCTCATCGTCATCGAAAAAAGTCGCCGCATGACCATTTCCTGGCTCTACGCAGCCCTCTTCCTCCACGACGCCCTCATTCACCCCGAACGCGAAATCTTCTTCCAATCCGACAAACAAGAAAAAGCCGATGAACTGGTTGAGAGGGCCTACTTCATCTACAAGAACATCCCTGAGGACGTCTGGCCCAAGGACCTCCTCCCCAAGGCCCGCCGCGTCGAAAACCTGCTCAAATTCAAGGAAACCAACTCAGCCATCCACGCAGTCGCCATGGGCGCTGACCAGCTCCGCCAATATACCGCTTCCGGCATCTTCATGGACGAATTCGGCTTCTGGCGCCTTGCCCGTGAGTCCTACACCGCTTCCCGCCCCACAGCAGAAGGCGGAGGCAGAGTCGTCATAGTCTGTTCCACGCCACCTCACGACGAACTGGAACCCAGCTTCTTCATCCAACTAGTCGACGATACCATCCGCGAGTCCACCACCTCTCCCCTCTCATCCCGTTCAACCCGAACTCCCCTTACAACCTACTTCCCCGACAACAAACCTCTCCCTGGCCTCCAAATGTTCAAGAACCCCCGCAACAAGTTCCTCTCCATCCAGCTCCACTACACCGCAGACCCTGCCAAACGCTCCGAAGAATGGAAACGCACTAACTCCGAAGGCATGCCCAAGGCCGAATGGGACCGTGAGTACGAACTCAAGCGCCTCTCCTTCACCGGCACACCCGTTTACGGCTCCGACTTCCAAGAGTCCCAACACGTCCTCCGCGGCTCCTCTCAAGCAGACGCCGTCCCAGGCCTTCCTCTCATCCTTGGCATAGACTGGGGCCTTACTCCCGCCTGCATCATTCTCCAGTACGTCCCGCCACGCTGTTTAGTTTTGGACGAGCTGGTAGGGAATAACATCGGGGCTGAGCGCTTCGTTCCCATTATAAGAAATTTTATAAACACATATTATCCAGGTTACCGCACTGTGGAATTCGTAGACCCTGCCGGATGGTCCCGTTCCCAGACAGACGAGAGCAGATGCGTCGAAATAATGTATGAACACGGCTTTGACCCCGCCCCTGGAGAACTTTTGTTTGGACCGCGCAAGGAAGCCGTTTCCTACTTCCTGACCAAATACTACGAAGGAAAACCCTGTTTGCTTGTCAATGAAAGATGCGAAATTCTCATAAAGGGCTTCTTAGGCGGTTACAGGTACCCTGACAAGGGACATATGCGGAAGGACAGGCCGCTTAAGAATGAATATTCGCATCCGCACGATGCCTTGCAGTATGCGTTGTCGGGCATAAAAAGTGGACTTTACAGGGACATTTTCAAAGAGGGGGCAAAGATAAGGATACCAAGGTATGGAAAACTCACAGGTACATACGAAACCTAGGGTTTGCGAGTACTGCGGGGAGCCAATTTCCCGTATAGAAGCCGAAACTATCGGCCTTTGCAGGCATTGTTACATGGTTGAACTTGAAAAAGAGTTCCAAAATCGGTTAAATAGGGAGGTACTTCCTTACGGAAAACTCGTGAAAGGGGAAGAATGGGCAAAATAAACAGCATCGAGGAACTAAAAGGCTTAGTCGTCAGGCGTGTAAACGAGTGCCGAGAAGAGTCAGAATCGCACAAGACTTGGCGAAAGTCCAAGAATAAGCTGAATTGGCAGCTTTTTCAGTGCAAATATGACTTCTCGCACAAAGCACAGGGCTTTTCCAAGGACTTCCTTCCACTAAATTCCCTTGCAGCAGAGCAATTAGTAGCCTTCCTAAAGTCCTCCCTGACAAAGTCTGACAACTGGTTTGACGTAGAGATGATCGGAAACCAGNNTAGAGATGATCGGAAACCAGGATCAGGCGCTGTTCACGTCCGAAGAAGCCCGCCAGTTACTAAAAGCGTACTTGGAAAAGGCCGAAATTAAGCTGAAATTGTCCGATGCGCTGAAATATGCCCTTCACGAAGGCATTGTAACGGCTAAAGTGGGCGGAGAATTCGTTTCCGCACCCCGTTATATACTGAAGAAGGGCAAAACCGGCCTAGACGACAAGTTATTCGTAAAGGAAGAGAAAGAATGGAGGCTGAAAATAACACTTGTTCCATTCGAAGCCTACTTCCCTGACCCGAACGCAGGCCCAGACGGTGAAAAGTTATACGAAATCCACCGCATGGAGACAGATTTATACAGAATTCTGGACAAGGAGGACATTTACGACAAGGAAACAGTTCTGGAGCTGATTGGTAGCTCTGAGGAAACAGATGAAGATGCCCAGGACACCCGTGCAGGCTACAGCAAGGAGCCGTCAGGGTTCAGAAAACGCCAGGTAATAGACGAATTCTGGGGAACTATACTGGACGACGACGGTACTGTAGCAGAATGGGAAGGCAAGGAACTCCGTAACGTAGTCTGTGCCGTCCTAAATGGCCGTGCGGTCATACGCATGCCTGAAGCTAATCCGAGATGGGCAAACTGTTCTCCGTTCATCAGTGCTCCGTTGCTCAGAACTCCTGACGAGGCGTTTTCCAAGGCCGTCATGGACATGGCCAGTGAACTGAACATTACGCTAGTGGAGCTCTTCAACCTGATAGTGGACGGGGCTCTCATGTCCGTCTGGGGCATCCGCCAACTCCGTGAACACTGGCTTGCAGACACGTCCGCCATAGACGGAAACATTCCACCAGGCACGGTTCTAAAGGTAAGCGCTCGTGCTCCTTTGGGGGCAAAGGTCTACGAAACCGTTTCTACTGGAACTGTTCCACCAGAGGCCTTACGTATATTCGAGTTCATAAAGAGCCTTTACCAGGAAGCTACACTTGGAAATGACATTCGCACAGGAAACCTTCCCGCCAAACAAGTGAAAGCTACAGAAATAGTTCAGGCCACTCAGGCCCTAGCTGGCATATTTGACGGGTTGGCTGGTGACTTTGAGGACCATTTCGTGGAAAAGCTCCTGGACCAGTGCTGGTATGAAATTTTACAGAATGTGGACAAGTTCCCTGCTGATGACTTGGAAAGGATTCTTGGAGCGGAAAAGGCCCAGCGCATAAACAGTATGAGTGCTAAGGAGCGTTTTAAACTTGCGGCGAGGGGATTTAAGTTCCGTGGTAAGGGAATGAGCATGGCGCTGAAGAGAATTCGGGACTTCCAGCGTCTGATGCAGTTCCTGAGCGTACTTGGAACCCGTCCTGAGCTTATGGACGAGTTCAACACGGAATATGATTTCAAGAGACTTATGGAAGAGCTGCTTTATTCTCTTGAGATAGACGCGCACAAGCTGAGAAGAAGCGACGAAGAAATTGCGCGGAGAAAGCAGCTTAAGGAGCTTAATGATATGATATTGGCGGAGGCACAGGGCGCAGTAGCTGGCGGTGGACTGCAGGGCAATGCCCAGGAAGGAGGAGCCAGTTCTCCTCTCCCCCAACTGCCAGGGCAAGGTGAACCCGCGCTTCCGCCTGAAGGGCAAGGGGGACCGCAATGAACTGGGGACACGGTTTGAGTATCAGCTTTTCGGGGTCGGGCTGTATACTCGAGGGGGAGTGCCGTGTCCCCGATAAAACTGTTCAGGGACTTTCGTGATGGCTGGGATTTTCGATAGAGAGTTGAGGCTGCTTCCTCCTGTTTTAAAGGAAATTTTTTCCAGGAGGGTTGAGGAAGGTTGTTATGAGATATGTAGGTTGGTAGAGGATGGAGGCAGTTATGAGGAATTTGTGAGAGTTGCGGCTAATTTGAATGCAGTGTTCGGATTGGCCGCTGATGTAGCGTCCGAAGCCGCGAAAGCGGGGAGAGCGGACAAAGGAGGTAAAAATGCCTGACGAAAGAGAAGTAACATTGGAACAACCTGAGGAAAACGTAATTGAGGTAGGAGGACAGAAGTTTAAGAGTGTAGATGAACTGGTAGCTGCTTATTCGGCCCTTAAGGAAACCGTTGGAAGGCAAGGGGCAGAGCTTGGCGAGCTTAGGAATGCAATTCTTAAGATGAGTGAAGCCAAGAAACCTGAGCCGGAAGAGGTTGAGAAGAAAGGGGTCGAACTGGAAGGCTGGGAAGATTTGCTCTACAATGACCCAAATAAGGCTGCGGAGAAGTTGTTGGAAGTAGCAGTTGAGAAGGTTAAGAAGGAAGTTTTGCCGAATGCGAAGAAGGAGCTGGATGCGGAGATAGCGGAGAGAGAAGCATGGAACGCGTTCTTTGCAGATTATCCTTACTTGAGAGTGAATGAGGACTTTGTGAAGGACATTGCGTATAAGTATGTCATTCCGAGTCCTGAATTTGGGAAGTTGAAGGGTAAGGAGAGGCATGAGTTCCTTGCTAAGAAGATTGAGGAACACTTGAGCGGGTTGGAGAAGTGGAAAGAGCTGAAGGGAAAAAGCAAGTACGATGTTGGCAGTGGAGCTAGCGTAGCGAAGGAAAAGAAGAAGCAGGAGTATAAGCCCAAGTCTTTCGTAGAGCAGCTGAAAGAGCTTCAGTCCTCCTCGAAGTAAAGGAGGAATAGAGAATGAACACATGGGAAAGCACCCCGTCTGGGGTTTTCAGGAACCATTTCTTGAGTGAGAAGCTCAGAACTGCTGCTATCGAGGAAACCATTTTCTTGCGTTTTGTTGAGCCGGAAGCTGGCTATGGCAAGGGAATGGGTGAGAGCTTGAACATTACGAGAGTAGGTGCGCTGGATATTCCGTCTGATGCGGAGATTGATGAGGTCACCGATGTTCCGCTTGATACTGTGGACATTGCAGTGACGACAATCAGTCCTAAGCTGATTGCGAGAGGCGTTTCCTGGACTGCTGTGAATGAGGCGTTTAATAAGTTCGATATGCCTGCACAGTACGAACAGGCCTTGAAAGATCAGCTTAAGCTCTATCTGGACAAGATGGCTGCAACTGCGTTCAAACAGACACTTGTGAAGTATACGCCTACCAGTGCAAGTGGTGGTTCGTTCAGCACGAATGGAACTGCGGCTGCCACTGCTGCGTCAAACTGGAATGTGGCGCACATAGCGGCTGTGAGGGATTATTTGAATGAGACGCTGAAGTGCCCGCCCAGGACTAATGGGATGTATGTGGGTATTTTTACGACTTCCGGTGCCCGTGGAATAAAAGATGACGCGGACTTCAAAGATTGGATGGTGCGGAACAGAGAGGAATACTTCAGAAAGAGCATGATTGGGGATATCGAGGGGGTAGAATGTCATGAAATTAATAACACTACTTCGCTCAGCAATTCTCTGGGCTCTGGTGGAGTGTTCAATGAGGGGTTGATTTTTGGTGCGGATGCTGTTGCTATGGCGAGTGTGGTTGACCCGCATCTGGTCGGTACGGTTTCGGATAACTTCGGGCTTCAGAAGGCGGTTGCCTGGTGGGGTCTGATTGAGTTCGGAATTGTGTGGCCGACTGCCAATGCGGGCGAGTGCAGAATCGTCCACGGGACATCACTGTAAGGAAGGAGGACTAAAATGGCTGTTAATAGTTTTAACCAACTTACTTGGTTCTACCAGGAAAGCATTGATACTTCTGCTACTGGTGACAAGGCCGTTTTCAATATTCCGTTCAAGGCCAGACTCTACAGAGTAGAAGCAATGCCTAACACTAATGAGGCAACGGCCTGTACCGTTAAATTTGACTACAGGCCTACTCCTGGCTCTGACACAGGTCGTGGAGATGGAGACGCTGGAGTGATTAACTTTCCGGCAGAGAATAAGCAGTATACGTGGTTGTATGATAAAGCCGAGAGGGGACTTGAACTGGATGCCGGAAGTCAGGTGGTTGTAGAGGTAACCAGTGCCTCTACGGCTTCAAAAAGCCTTGCAGTTAGGGTATTGGTAGACTATCTGCCTGAGACGGAAGAGAACTTCCCAAGCTACTGGGAGGAAACTACTTAATTAGGTAGAAAGGGGAGGGGGAGTTGAGAGGCTTCCCCTCCTCTGAAATTTTAAGAAGGAGGCTTGTTATGGTGGAAATAAACAGCGGTCCGGTTAAAGGCTATGATGC